AACCACCTTAGATTAAACCATATACTCTTACTCTTACTGCACAAGTTGGGTCGCCATCATCTGCAACAGTTGCATTAGTACCGTCTAAGTTTGTAAAGATAAGAGCAAGAGAAGTTGCTGATTCATAAGCCCCTGTTGCACTTGTTTCAATTCCAGCAAGTCTAGTGTTTCCACCTTCTGTTCCTGTAATACAAGCAGCAGTGATTGTTTCTAATCCAAACTGGGCAGCAGGGATTACGGCCCCTGCCGCCACATGGGATGTTACATCAATTACTGCATCTACAAAGTACTCATCACCAGATACTCTTGGCCCTGTATGTCCTTTGTGGTCTGCTAATATTGTTACTGTAAACGCTAAAGCCAATCAAATCACCTTACTTTAGGTTGGTGATTTTACCTTGTCCTTTGAAGAAAGAACAGCCTACTTCACCAATAGTTCGGTACATTCCTTGATTCCCTAGTTTACCAATGCCGAATGGGTTTCCATGATTAATACCATCTTCAAAGTATTGAGTTGGTTTTAGTACGGAGTACCATAAGTGGTCAGTGTCTAAGAATAACATATCACTTAATCCTGTTGATAATGATAAGTGGCATGTGCTTGGCATGTCTTTTGCTGGAATTAGTGGGATGTCATAGTATGTTGCAACTCTGAATCCAACTTCTGCACCAGCAACACCTTTTACACCATTATGTGTTGGTACAATGTGTTTAGCATCCATGAATCTTTCTTGGCTTTGCAATAAGTCAGCAATTGCTTGAATTGTATCATATCCAGTCATAATAACTTTAGGACTTGCCCCATTTGTTCTTAGTGTTTGGATTAAATTGTTCATTATTGAAAGTGTTAATACTCTTTGTTCTGCTGCTGCATATCCATCTCCAAGATTAACTACTGCATCCATAAATCCTACTGAGGAACCTAATGCTGTGTCTGCTGCTCTATCTGTGTTACCATATAGTTTAACTGTGTCTACACTGTTAGCACCATCTGCTGCTGCTACTAAGTGTTGCGCACCCATTTCATGAACTTCTGCTGAGGAAGAAACAATTTTCATTAATGATGTTAAGTTTCTTTCCATATCTGTAAATGCAACAGTACCGTTAGCGGAACTACCTGCTGCTAATCCAGCATCTAAGTCATATGCTTCTAGAGGCATTACTAACATTTTTGATTGAACTTCTGCATGGAATTTACCCATATCTTCACGAATCAATGCTCTTAAGTCACCGATACCATCATCAATCTTTGCCATTTCAGATGCTAATTCACTGAATTCAAACATGTGAGCAATTGTTTTAGGAGTCATGAATAGTTTTGTGTATTCTGGTGCAACTGGTGTCAAATCACCGTCTGATGCTGCTCCACCTATTCCTGCATTTTCTCTAACACCACCAATTTCATCTGGCATTGGCCTGTCAACTTGTGTTCCACTTCTACCTGCTGTTAAAGCATCACCAGTAGAGTTGTCAGAAAATTCATGTGCTAAACCGAATTTTGCATCTGCTCCACCAAATGGTCTTGCTTTTAGAATTCTCCAACCGCTTGTTGTGTACGGTCTTTTTGGAAGAATTGCTAGTGGGTTTATTTCTTGGTTCAACATTGACCAAACTTTTTGACCATATACTACATTGTATAAATCAGTCATTGCTGGAGATGCTGTTCCGTTTATTCCTATTGCTGCATCGTGTCCAGTTACACCAATTCCTGCTGCACCAACTACTCCAGTACCTTTTAGAATTGAGTTGTTTTGGAAGCCGTATGTAGCCGCTTCTAAATCTCTTATTGTGTTTATTGTTCTTACCATTTTAATCACCTGTTCTCCAAATTATCAATTACTTGATGTAATTCATCCCAACTCATTTTTACAATATCGTCAGTACTTGGAATATTTAAATTACTTACAATTTGTTCTTGTTTTGCAATTACTTGTTGTTTTTCTTCTGTTAATGATTTCTTCAATGATGCAAATTGCTCTCTTAGTTCTGCTACTTCTGCTTTAGCATCGTAGTTTGCTTTTGCAATTGCTTCATCTTGTGCTTTTAATTCAGAATCAAATCTGTCACCAAATGTTTTGGATAGATTTTCGTAAGCCATTGCTTCTAACTTTTCTGCTCTAAATGCTTCATATGCTTTTTCTAAGTTAGCAGAACTCAAATCTAATGTAGGAGGTTGCATTGACCTACGAATACTATCTGGATATGCATCCGCTTGTTCAGACTCTTTTGTTCTACCATTTTCAAAGATAACTTCTCCAGCCTGTGAATAATGGTTGAGGTCTAATGCTTTCTTTTCTTTGCCTTCCTCATCATCATCTTCTTTCTTAGTAGATTCTAGGTCATCATCTTTATCCTTATCGCCTTTGTAAGACATGTCTTCTACATCATCGTCTTCATCATCAGCCATTTCTTTGTCGCCACCATAGCCCATTTTTTCTTCATGCATTCCTTTTTCTTCATGCATTCCTTTTTCATGGTCTTCATGCATTCCTTTTTCTTGTTCTTCTTCTTCCTTGGACAAATTCATGTTCTTTACTAGTTCATTTAATTCGCCAAGTGCTTTTTCTAGTTCATTCATTTTTTTCACCTTATTTTTGTCTTGTTTCAATATGTCAAATTTTGCTTCTGGGTTTATTCCTTTTTCGCAGATTGTTACTTCATGTAGTTCCAATTTACTAATTTCGTTGTATTCCCCCATTTCTTGATTTCTGACTGTTCTTTTTTCTAATGCTTGTCCACCGATACTAAAACTCCTTAATGTTCCTTGTCTTATGTCCCTCGATACTTCCTTTGCTTTTTCTATGTCATCCCTTAATTTTATCACTACAAAAAATCCTACATCATCTACTTGTGTTTTATATACTTGTCCTTTTGAATCTCTATATTTATTTACTACTTCTCCTACTTGAACATTTGAATGGTTGGTCATTACGTTTCTATATTCATTTTGTGCCATGAATTTTTGTACTGCTTCCTCCAACGCTTCGAGAGTTATTAAATCATTTTGTTTGTCTACCATTTCTATTGAAGCATATCCTGCAATTATTAAATCATCTTGTGACTTCAATATATCAAACGTATTTGATTTTGTTGTTACAACTCCTCCTAACACGCTGTCGATTTTCTGTTCTACTATATAAAGAGCAATGTTAAAGGGTTAATTTATTATGTTTATCTTGTCTTATATCCCATATTCCATCGTCAGTATTAGAATCAACTCGTTCTGGTTTAACACTAGTAAATGCTACCCAACTCTTTTTACCATCTATTGGCACTACTCTAAAGTGTAAACGAGTATCGAATTTGTTACCATTGAGAATGTATTCGTGATAGCCATGCCTTTGAACTCCTAATTCAACTTCTCCAGAATCAATTAGTTTTTCTTTAGATAATGTTCTAGCAACTTCTGCTCTAAACTTTTTAGATTTACCAAACAAATTGAATATATCATCTTCTGTATCTAACTCTATAATCCATGAAATAGTTTCATCACTTAATTTCATAACAATTTGTATATTTTCATTTTTAGTTAAATACACTTTAAAAGTACCCATTCTATATTCTTCTGGGGTAGAATATTCTTTTCTCAATGGCTCTCCTGTTTCCATGTTCAAATCAAATTTTTGTTTTTCATATATGAGGTGGTCTTGTGATTTATTCTTAAGACTTCTAAACAACTCATTTTTGTTACTGTTAAATACGCTTTCGTATATTCTCTTTAGTTCTTTATCTTTATTAAAGAACCTTACAATTGCATTAATATCCATAGGTCTATTAATTCTTTTAATTTCATTTATGATTGCTGTTTCTAAAACTGCTCTATCTTCATCAAGTGCTTTACCTAATTGTTCTCTCCAAACTTCCATGTTCGCTAGAGCGTTCTTAGCCATGAGATTGTCCTCTTGGAAACCATATATTGTAAAACCATCCATATCTGATTTAGTAATAATAGTGGCTTCCCCATGAACATGGTCAGTTATCGTATATCCTTTAGTCAGTGCTTCAATATTATAATTCAAAGATTTCTTAGTATCTTTTGCTAAAAATTCTAAAGTCACTACTTTGTCTGGATGTTCAACTTCGGGAACTTCTATAACCTTAGCAGATTGTAAAGCAAAACCATCTGGTGTTTGCCTAACCTCATCCACTTTAACTCTAACAATATCCCCAACATCTACTCTAATTTTAGTATTAAGGGCTTTACCAACATTTAGATATTTCACACCATTTACTTCTACACCTTCTTCTACTGGCCCTACTCCTACACTATAAGAAAATAAATCTGATTTGGTTTTCTTCATACCTAATACTATCACATCAATATCTACAAACTTTTTCCACTTGACCCATTTAGGATTTTTTCTATTGGCTAAGAAATAAGTAGAAGTTAAATCTTTTAAAACAACTCCTTCGGCTGTTGGAATTTTGAATATTTCTTTAGAGTATTGCTCTATGTCTTTTATTGAGTCTGCAATCCTCGTATCTTTTTTGGATGGGAATGCTAATTCAATATCTGAATGTTGACTAAAGTTTTGAAACAATACTTTGATTCTTTCTTCTAATGGTGAATCTGTTAAATCTTTATCGTCATGTTGCAT